ATGCAGGCCGAGTAACAAGCGCCCTGGCAGCGTTATTCGGACCGCGTGGAGGAAAGTACCTCAACACTCCTTATGGCGCGTTCCAGGACTCCACAGATCAGGCTGCGGCTAACACTACAACGGCCTACGCCATCACGCTTAACACCACCGACTTCAGCAACGGCGTCACGCTCTCAAACTCCTCCAGGCTGAACGTATCGCAGTCTGGCATATACAACGTCCAGTTTTCCATCCAGTTTACGAACACGACAAATTCATCCCAAGACGTTGACGTTTGGTTCAGAAAGAATGGGACAAACATTGACAAGTCGAACTCAAGGTTTGGGTTTGCACCCAGAAAAGGCGCTGGCGATCCGTTTCACACAATTGCAGCAATAAACTATTTTGTAAGCCTTAACGCAAACGACTATGTGGAGATCATGTGGCGGCCTACTGATGTCGGAGTGTCGATTGAGCAGTATCCGGCAGGCACTTCCCCAACCAGGCCAGCAGTACCGTCGGCCATCGTTACACTGTCGTTTGTCTCCAACCTATCAGTGTAATCATGGCACTCATTTCTCTCAAAATCCCACCAGGCGTCTACCGTAACGGCACTGAGTACCAGGCAATGGGGCGCTGGTACGACTCCAACCTAGTTCGCTGGTTTGAGAATACCTTGCGACCCATTGGCGGGTGGCGAAAGAAGTCCACTTCTGCCATGACGGGTAAGTGTCGAGGTCTTATCGCTTGGCGTGATAACAGCGCAAATCGTTGGGCGGCAGCAGGAACTCAGTCCAAACTATACGCGATGAACACAAGCGGAGTATTGAAGGACATCACGCCATCAGGATTCACCACTGGTTCCGCTGACGCTACAGGTACAACCGGTTACGGGTACTCAACATATGGTAATCTGTCCTATGGAACGGCGCGTCCAGATACTGGATTTATACCGGTTACCACCTGGAGCCTGGACACCTGGGGAGAGTACCTTACGGCCTGCAGCAGCACAGATGGCAAGCTGTACGAGTGGCAGCTAGGTTTCACAACTCCAACCATTGCGGCCGTAATCACCAATGCACCTACAAGTTGCGCGTCGGTGATGGTCACCAGCGAGCGCATCATGTTCGCATTGGGAGCGTCGGGTAACCCGCGCCTAGTGAAGTGGTCGGACCAGGAGAACAATACAATCTGGACGGCTGCAGCTAACAATCAGGCCGGCGACTTTGAACTGGCTACACCAGGATCTCTGAAGTGCGGCAAGCGCGTACGAGGCGTCAATATCCTATTCACCGATACCGACGCGCACGTCGCCAACTACATCGGACTGCCATACGTCTACAGTTTTGAGAAGGTTGGTAGCGGATGCGGGGTTATTTCCGCGCAGGCTGTAGCGGCCATAGACACCTCCGCAATGTGGATGAGCCAGTCTGGATTCTGGTCCTATGACGGGTTTGTCAAGCCCATGCAGTGTGATGTTGGGGACTACATCTTCAATAACATCAACTATGGCCAGGCGTCCAAGGTCTACGCTGTCCATAATTCTGCCTATGGCGAGGTGACTTGGTTCTACCCGTCGCTTTCTTCTAACGAGAATGACTCATATGTCACCTACAACTATCGTGAAGGCACTTGGTATTTCGGATTGATGGCGCGAACCGCGGGAACAGATCGAGGAGTATTCGTTAACCCTATGATGGTCGGAACTGACGGGTACATCTACGATCACGAAGTTGGATACACCTACGACTCGGTGGCTCCCTACGCTCAGTCCGGTCCGATTGAACTCGGGAATGGTGACAATGTGATGGCCGTCAGATCGGTTATTCCTGACGAGCAGACACTGGGAGAGGTCCTGATCTCATTTACGGCCAGGATGTACCCGACATCGGACGAAGTTAGTTACGGCCCGTTTAGCGCCAAGGCGCCAACCGATACCCGATTTTCAGGCCGGTCAGTCAAGATGAAGGTTACCGGAAGCGTGCTAGAAGATTGGCGGGTCGGCGTGATGCGGCTGGAGGCTACGTCGGCAGGGAAACGGTAATGGAGGATTTCTGGCGGTTGGCACAACACATCGAAGCCGCCTTAGAATACTCAGGAGGCACTCACACCATTGAAGATGTTGCGCAGGGTGTAGAAGTAGGACGGTTCCAGCTATGGGCTGGGACAAAAAGCGCAGTCATCACTGAGATCATTGTCTATCCGCGACTCAAGAATTTGCACTATTTTCTTGCTGGCGGCGACCTAGATGAACTCAAGCTGATGCGACCATACATCGAGTCTTGGGGAAAGCAGAATGGTTGCACGCGAGTAACTTTGGCTGGCCGTAAAGGTTGGGCGAAGACATTTTTGCAAGATGAGGGATATGCCCCGAAGTGGCATATTCTTAGCAAGGAATTGATATGAGTCTAGGTGGTCAAGAAGATTCTGCCGCAGTGATTGTGTATGGCCCTGATGGGAAAGCGTACGGTAGTCCTGCGCAAGCTAAAGCCGCTGGCGTAAGCAATCCAACTATGTCGCCTCCTGCTGGCGCTCCATCAAGCGCACCTGGCGCGTACTCTGCCCCGACTCTTGAGTTTTCCACGCCAAACATAATGTATGCGCCGCCTATGACTGGGCCTGCACCATCCAACCCAATGGGTGAAGCATCTGCGGCGGTAATCACATATGGCCCAGATGGAAGAGCATATGGCAGCCCTGCTGAAGCTAGAAACGCTGGCGTAAGCAATCCAACTATGTCTCCTCCTGCTGGAGTTCCAATCTCCTATCCTGTGCGACAACCTTACACGCCAGCGCCACTACCTAGCATTCCGACTCAATTATCTGGCGGGCGTAATCGTTACGCTGAGATCATGGCGCAGTACGCGCAGTCTCAGCCGTTTTCGTTCTTTGGTTACCCGCAAAACTACACAGATGGATTTACTGCAAACCCATCAACCTATACCGGAGGCTTTACGCCTTACCAGCGCCTGGTTACGCCACAGCCAGCATTGCCAGTAGTAGGTACAACTTCAGCGACTGCTGGAGGCGGCGGTGGCGGTGCTAACAGAGAGACTCCAAGCGCCTGGTCTCAGATGACGCCAGCAGAGCGTGCTGCTTACTACTCGCAAAACCCAACTGAGGGGAAGATTGCATTGGGGATGCAGGACCTGTTTGGCAATGCCACACTCATGGGACAAGCGGCTAAATATTTTGGCAACGATGGTTGGTACGACAGTAGACTAGAGAAGATGGGCATCAATCCAACCATTAGCTTGGAGAATCAAAATACGCTTGCTGGTGAGGCAATGCAGCGGGCATTGGATTCACAGGCTCAATCTCAAGCTACTCAAGCTGCCATAACAGCAGCCAATGTAGAAGGTGCTGGCCTTACAGCTAATCCTATGAGCCGAGATCCATCACAAGGTGGCAATGGCGGTGGTGGATACAGCGGAGCACCAAGCGGTGGTTCTGACGTTGGAAGAAGCCCGCCTGGATCTGCTCATGATGGACAAGGTGGTAGCAATTATTCCAAAGGCGGTCACGTCTCCATGATGCACTTGCAAGGCCCGAATCCAATGGGTCCTGATGACGGTTATGGCGCTCTCAAGGATGGCGAGTACGTCATCAACGACAAAGCAGTCAAGAAGTACGGTATCGAGTTGATGGATGCCATTAACTCGGGCAAGATTTCAAAGGGCAAGCTGCGCGGCTTGCTCGAAATGTAAGGAGAAACGATATGTCTAAAGGCGGCGGCAGCACAACTAGCACCACAGCGATTGACCCTGATCTGAAGGCGGCTTATCTCCGCAATATAGGCCAGGCTCAGAGCGTCGCGGGTGCATTACCAGCACGACAATTTGCAGGGTTTAACCCTTTGTATACGGCCGGAGAGCAGCAAGTCACAAACGAGGCTCTGACCCCGTTCACTGGAGAGTCCATCCAGCAGTTTATGAACCCCTATGAGAACGAGGTGGTTCAGCGTTCACTGGCTGATGTTGGTGGAGCATTGCAAACTCAACAATTGCGAGATCGTCAGGCAGCTACCGCTGCGCGCGCATTTGGTGGATCACGCCAAGGAGTGCAGGAGTCACTCACAAACGCTGCAGCCATCAAGCAGGCGGCTGATACTGCTGCTCAGTTACGCGCACAGGGCTACGGTCAGGCGGCTCAGTTGGCTCAGTACGCCAAAGGCGCAAACATCTCAGGCGGCCAGGCAGTGATGGGCCTGGGCGGTGCGCGTCAACAGTTGGAACAGGCTCAGTTGGATGCACTGCGCAACATCGGCCTAGAGAAGCTGGGAATTGCGTCTGGTGGACTCACGGCGCAGCTACCGAATCTCGGTATGACTCAGACGCAACCTTACTACCGAAACCAGACTGCTGGCGCTTTAGGCGGTGCTGCTGCCGGTTATCAGTTTGGTGGACCGTGGGGCGCTGCTGCTGGTGGCCTGCTTGGATACTTTGGATAAGGGGAACACGATGGCAACTTTGTACGGTGGTTATCAACGAAGACTTGCAGATTTAGGGTATGACTACTCACCAAGTGGAATCACAAGCCTAGAAAATGCATTATTTTCCGGTTCGCTTTATGCACCTAATACTTATCAGAATCCTCAGAGAATTTATGGTGAATCTTTACCTAGTGATATCCCTAATTTTGGTGGTGATCTACTCTCTGCACCATCAGGATCAAGGTACATAAATCAGACTCTGTCGGATCAATATTTACGTTCAGCAACTGGTGGGGTTCCACCAGAAGATATGCCACAAGCTGAACCAACAATTCAAGGAGCAGCACCACAGCGCACACTCGGCCTGCTGGGTGATATGTTTGGTGCGCCATCAGCACTCGACGAGTACATGACGCCAGAGCAAAGAGCGCAGCTACAGAATCAGGGAGTTCTGTCAGCGGCTATGCAACTGCTTGCTGCATCAGGACCAAGCCGCACGCCTATAGGACTCGGGCAAGCTATTGGTCAAGCGTATGGTGCAGGCCAGCAGGGCTACCAGGGTGCGCAACAGAATCTGATGCAGAGCATTGCGATGAAGCAGAAGATGGACGAGTACAAGCGTGCGCGTACTATTGAGGCGCTTATTAGTGGAGCATTGACAGGAGAAGCTGCAGCGCCTGGTGCTGCTGCACCACAGCAAGTAGCCCAAACATCGGTTACAGGATTACAAGAGCCACCTCAAGAGGCTCCTGCTCGTGTTGCTGCTCAACCTATGAGCGCGGTAGACATTCAGTATGACCGCTACATGAGAGCGTCAAATATTGCAGCGCAATCAGGTGACCCTGCAAAGGCCACAGCCTATGCTAATTTGGCAAAGCAAATTCGGCCTACTGACGAGGTCATTGGCGAACCGTTCAGAGGTGATGATGGCCTCATGTACTCGCGTTTGAAATCTGGCGGGACTATCCCGTTCAAGGGTGCATCTCCAATGGATAAGCCAGTAGGAGATCCATTCAAGGCTGCTGATGGTAATTTTTATCAGCGGACCGAATCAGGCGGCACTAAGCTGTTCAGCGCAGGAACGGTAAAGCCAGCGGCTAAACCTAGCGGCCAACCACAGCAGCAGTTGGTTGATGGCAAAGTCCAAATGGTTCAATACTACGATGATGGAACCTATAAGATTGTGCAAGGAGTGTCACAGGTATCTAAACCACAGGGTGAGCCAAAACAACAATTGGTTAATGGCGTTCCACAAATGGTTCAGTACTATGATGATGGGACATATAAAGTGGTGTCAGGAATAGGTCAGGTTGCTAAACCGCAAGGCGAGCCAAGAATGCAAATGATTGGTGGCGCTCCTAAGATGGTCCAGTATTACGATGATGGAACAAGCAAAATACTTGAAGGTGTATCGCAATACAACGCACCATCTACATCAATCACTGATGTTGAGTTTTTAACTGGTAATCGATTGGCGGGATCCGGTGCTGCTGGAATTGCAAAAGTTCAAGATTATCGTAAGTCTGGAGCAACTAGCGTATCCATCAACACTGGTGAAAAAGGATTCAAGAACGAATTTGACTTGAAAAAGGAATTCACTAACGAGCCTGTATACAAAGAATTCCAGAGCATGAAGAGTGCATTCTCGCAAGTTCAAGAATCACTCAAGAAAGAGAATCCAATTGGTGATGTAGCGGCTGCAACCAAGATTATGAAATTGCTAGATCCTGGATCAGTAGTGCGTGAGTCTGAGTTGGGTATCGCTATGGCAGCAAGCGGGAAGATGGACCGTCTGACTAACTACGTTGATATGTGGAAAAAAGGCACTCTGCTTACACCTAGCCAACGTACTGATTTTGGTTCGCTTGCGAATGAACTCTATAACGCATCTGCTAATTCATACAATGCAAAACGCGCTGAGTACGCTGCATTTGGCAATAAGTACGAGATCGATGCCACTACGGCACTAGGAGGAAATGCTCCAGTGTTTACATTCG